ACGATAGTAGATGGAAAGAAATGGAAGTTTGTATGTTCACCTGATATGTCGGAAATCTTCTATCAAGAGAAATTGAAGCCTGTAACAAAGGAAGAGAAATTGGATGAAAGACTTATTCCTCGACCTATCATGTTGAACTACTATGACCCTGTGAGATGAAACCCATTTGGAACATCTATATGTGATAAAGTAGAAGACAAACAGAATGCTAAATCTATCTTGGCTAACCTATCACTTATGAAAGCTAAGAGAGAAGCTACATGATGAGACTTCCTTGTTAACAGTAGACTTATTAAGAACAAAGAGGAGTTACAGAAAAAAACATTTGATCAAAGATATTTGTTCATAGATGAAAACGAGATAGGAACACAACCAATACAGAATGCTATGTATGAGCTTCCACAGAGTCAGATTAAAACTGATGTATGGAACATGATGTCTTGGTTAGAGAATGAAGCTAAATACGATTCTAAGATAGATAGTTTACAGCAATGAATCATGCCTGATAAGAGCATGACTAAAGCAGAAGCTCAGCAGATACAAGCTAATGCCAATATGCAGTTATCTGTTAAGAACACTATCAAGCAACGATTCTATAGAGACTATTACTTCCAACGATGGAGATGATATCTTGAGAACTTCAAGGATGGAGAGAAGAAACGAGTATTACTTAATGCAGATTTTGAATGGACATGAGTTACATTGGAGAAAGACCAATTCGTTACAAAGCAGATGCCATATATAATGGTTTGAGCTTCAGAAGATATCAATGCTATTAAGGAGAAAGATAAGAACACTTTGATGATGCTCTACCCTATGATTACACAAGACCCTGAGATTAAACCTGTAAACAAAGCTATCTTCAAGAGATTATATCTTAGAGCTACATGACTTAAACCAAATACAGTTAATTCGATATTAGATTATACACCACAAGAGAGGCAAGCAATGAGCTTTGTAGATATGGTAAATCTATGAGTTAAGCCAAAGAGCTTATTCAAGAGAACAGATATAGACTTCTACACAGTTCGGTTATATATGCAGAAAGCTGAAGATTCAGATTTAAAAGCTGAGATATTGGAGAAGCTAAAGTGATTACTCTTAGAGTTATGAGAATCTCCTACTATGCCAATGTGATGAAACGAGATGGCTAACTCAGCGGCTAACATAATGATGTCTCAAGCTGCACCAAGTAAAGATGAGCTTATTACAAGAGACACAGTTAATTTAAATTCTAATATGCAATAATGCCTAACGAAAAAATGGTAAAGCTCGATGACCTACTCAAGTCAAGAGGATGGGACAAGATGAAAGAGCTAATCAGAAATAGACAAGTAGCATTAGCTAACAAGATTGTCTATGGAGATTGTATGGATGTAGCAGATGAACACCTAACTCCATCAGACTTATTAAGAGCTGAAATGAGATGTCTTGCATGGGTAGTTGAGAAGTTACCAACACAAATGATAGAAAACCCTGATTACAAAGCAGATGAAGACATAGAGGAAATGGAAGACCAAGAGAGAGCAGATTTAATAAATGATATGTTCAAACAAGAAGTTTAGTTTTATATCTTAAACATATTACAGATGGTAAGTGCTAACGAATACTATGCTGAAAGCAAGAGAGCTGTAGCTAACTCTAAACCAAATCTTGTTAAGGTAAAAGAAGTGAGCTACAACAAAAGAGAGCCAAAACACTACACTAAAGAAGTGAAAGTAAAGAAGAATTAATGCAGTTTGGAGTGCCCTCTGCCATAAAGAAAGGCATTCTTGAGAGGTTAACCACCTAACATAATCGCAGTTTGTAGGTTTATGCAACAACAAATCTACTTTAGCTAAGGTTATGATGCTTTATTACTAACCAATTAGAAACCATGCCTGAAGAAGAAACTTTAGACACAACTCCTATTGAGGAGTGAGAAGATTGAGAAGAGCTTGATTACAAAGCCTTGTATGAAAAGGAAAAGGAAAGAGCTGACAAACGACAATCTCGCTTTAAAAGTGCGAAGGCACAAGAAAAAGAAAAAGCTCAATACCAAATCGATGATAGCTACATCGATAAGAAGGTAAAAGAGGAACTATTCTTTGAGAAAAACCCTACTGCAAGTGAGTTTAGGGAAGAAGTCAGAAAGCTCCAATCACAATATGCATGAATGGATGCTCAGACAGCTTTCAATTTATACCTTGCAAAAAACAAGCCTGAATTGCTTTCACAGACTCCAAGTTCTACTTGAGTAGAAGGAATCACAAAAGACCCTGAGCCTGAGAAAGATTGGAGACAAATGTCAGATGCAGAATTCGATGCATTTTGGAAAGCAAGGAAAGGTAAATAACCTTTTACTTACCTATTTTATTTACAAACATGGCACAAAATTTAGATGCTTTTATACCTGAGCTATGGAGTCGTAGAATTCAATACTTAACTCGCAATGCTCTTGTTGCTACAAAAATCTGTTCTTTCGAAGAACAACCTGATCTCAAATATGGAGACAGAATTCACAGACCTTACCCTAATGACCTTATGGTAAATGACTATGTTAAATATACTGACACAGTTCAGCAAGATTTAGTTGGAACTGATGAGTATCTTGACATCGACCAATCAAAAGAAATCTCTTTCGCTATCGATGAAGTAGATCGAATTCAAATGAAATATGACTTGGAAAACAGTTATGTTGAAAGAGCTGCTTATAGATTAGCTAACGATATCGATGGAAAAGTATTAGCTGAAGTTGGAAATGCTGACATTAGTTGTGATGCTTCAGATTTAGGAAGTTCAGGAGACATTGCTCTTTCTACTTCTAACTGTCTTAATGCTATCATGACAGCATGAGCAAAACTTACTGCTAATGGATGTGAGATGGACAAAACTTGGGCTTTAGTTGTTTCTCCTAAAACTGCTTCAGTTATAGCTCAAACAGTTGCTCAAGATTGATTCTCATTAGCTGACTTAGCTTTGAAAAATGGTTATGCAGGAAACTTTGCATGATACAATGTATATTCTTCTAACAATGTTCCTCACAGCAGAACTATCAGCTTCTCAACTGTAGTTGCTACTGATGCTATTACTGTTGCAGGTGTAACATTCACTTTCGTAGCTTCTATCGGAAGCACAGCAGGTAATGTTCTTAAAGGAGCTAACGATGCTGCTGCTTTGACTAACTTAGCTGCTGCTATCAATGGAGCTGCAGGAGCAGGAACAACTTATGTTGAAGTATCTGCTGCTGACAGAGCTAAATTAAAGGGAGTTAGAGCTCACTTAGATTGATCTACAGGAGTTCTTACAACTTCAGGAGCTGTAGTTGTATCTACTGAAGACACAACTATCACAGTTGGAAATGCTACAGAACATGCAATGTTATGTAGACCAGGAGCTATCGACTTGGTTATGCAACAGAACATCGATGTAAGAAGAACACCATTACCAAAGCAAAAAGCTGATTACTACATTATCTCTTGCCTATATGGAGTTAAAACTTTCAAAGAAGGAGAAGAGAGAATGGTAGACATCAAGATTGCTGCTTAGTAAATGCTTCATATACGAGAGGTTGGGAAACTAACCTCTCAGAATGAAACTTTTATATAGAACATATAAGCTAATGGATGTATCTACAATAATAACTTTATCAAGAGATCAGACTTGAACACCTGCATGACAAATAGCAGATTCTGATTATCTTACATATTTAAATGTCATCTATAAAGATATATTCTCAAGGCTATCTGTAAACTCAAAGAAATATGCATGGAATGGCTTTACTACTGAAGTTAATGCATGACAAAGTGAGTATATATTACCACAACCAAGTGAAGATAGCACATGATTAAAACTCGTATTAACAGCTTTCTTGGATGGTAAGAAAATACCTTTGTATGACTCAAGTCTATATGATAGCTCTGAAGATGTAAGAGATCCTAAATGGCATGAAAAACCATACTGAATACTCAGAGATGGTAGCATTTTCTTAATACCAATTCCTAAAAAAGATGGAGAGCTATATATGGAGTGAAAATATATTCCTTTAGACTTGGAGTTAACAAGCGATTCAGATGAGATAAAGTTGCCTCATGAATACCACAATATCATGATTAAAGGTCTGAATTCTCTTATCTTTTGAGCTAAGCAAGTCTATGACAAACAACAGTTATGGGAATGATATTACCAACAATGAATACAGCAGATACAAACTGAATGATGCTTTGAGAATGAGAGTGCATATCATGTAGAAGATGCTTATTTATGATTCTTAGAATAATATACAATGGTAGATATTAAAAGAGAAGACATAACATTACAAGATT